GCTTGAAAGCGTCCTTTTCTATCTGCATCATCGAAGTGAAGTTTGAACTGTTCTTTAGCTTCCTTGCGAATACTTGATGCTGCTCCAGGTCCATCTTCATAGAGTTGTTCTGCAAGGTACTCTAGGTTAAATGGCTCTGGGTCTTTGGTGAAGATAAACCAACGCAGCCTGTTGAACTCGTATATAGCTTTGACGTTGAACTGGCTTTTTCTATCGTTATCGTAGGTTTCGTAAGGAACCAAGTTGCCGCTTCCGCTGCTACATAGCTTATCAAAAAAGAAACAGTAGTCTTTTAGTGCTCGCTCGATAACAGCGAACCATAGGTTACGTTCAGGGGTTTCGTTTGAGGGAATATCTTGTTCTGAGAAAATCATGATACGTTTCATAACTTATTTGATACGTATTTGTTTATGATTTCGATTGCATCTTGAGCAGACCAACAGAGCACAGCGTAGTTCCCGACTGAGTTTAGCTGTCTGAGAATTGCCATTTGCTCAGGTGATGCCTTATTTGGCTTAACCTTCATCTCGATGTAAAGCCCTGAGTATTTATCGTTTGATACTGGCACAACAATGTCGGGAATACCTTTCTTTAACCCAGCTCTTTTGAGTGCAACACGGCGTGGTATAGAAGCTCTACGCTCGTTTGGGACGTGGAACGCTAGGGCATACGCTGGGTTTTGAGATTCCATGCAGCGGCAATAGTCAAAGAACGCAAACATTTCCAGTTCCTCTGGCCCATGTTTGAATTTACTTTTCCCTGCAAAGCGTTTGGAATTCAATTAGTGCCTCACGTTCTTTTGGAACATTTACCCCAAAGCGTTTAAGTACATCACGATAAAAGTCTTGAGGATTACCCGATACAATTAGTTCGGTATCCTTTCCCGCTGCTATAGTAATCAGAAACTTACGTCTTCGGTAGTATTTCTCTGCCAACTCATCTTTTATAGCATTGATGATTGTATCTTTGGCGTGAGATTTGACGTGGCGCATGGCCTCAAAGAACTTTCGTAAAGCAGTTCGGTTGTCAAACTCATGAGCTAGGTTAATTGGATGATATTCAACAAATGTTCCATTTAGATAAAAGTCTATGGTCTTGTTGTAGCCAACGCCCACCTGGAAGGTTGACCCGTTCTTTAGCTCAAAGTTTGGCACATACTTTTCAAGCATCATCCCACAGGCATACTCAGACCTAGAGGCAAAGCGTATGGGAGTTTGAGGGATAGCAGGAAGACGAAGTTCTTGGCGTTTGTCTGGCTCAAGCATGAGCGCAGTATACTGTGAGCTATGTGCGTAGACACTTAGTAGTACGTTTCATCTGTGTTAGCTACTGACCATCGCTCACAGTTCTCTGAGGTCCAAACTGTGTCGATTGTTGTATATCCTCTTGTCCCTGGGTTTGGTTTGTTACCGATAAAGTAGGCGTCCTTGAACGCAAGCCGATTTGTAGGCAAACAGGCGACCTGTCCGTTCCCCAGCAAGACAACGTGGGCGCACTTGTTTTGGTCTGGGTGGAGCAGGAGGCCAGAACGCTCGTCGCTGTCAGGAAGCCAATCAATCGTAAACCAGTACTGAGCTTCAACACTTTGCTTATCTTTAAGAATCGCATTACAGGAATAGTCTCGTAGAAAGTCAAAAACGGTCACTACTGGCTTAAAGCTAAAGCAATCCCATAGCTGCAACAACTCTAAATCGTGCAACTGAGAGGGCTCTAGCATATGTATAAGCCAATGTAGTGGAACGTGGCGAAAGTGTGCGCCAGATTGGAAAAGCACATGGAATTGCAGCGCCCTACCTTTCCAACTTTGAATGGCAAAGGCATACCCCACTTCATACCCTTCAGCCTCGCTATTTTGTGTCAAATTGCGATTGTGAACGAGTACTTTTAACGGTGGGATGTCGTGATTCATTTCTTCTCTTGCTGAGCGGCGTGTAGTTTTTCCCCAAGTGTGGGAGCTGTCCCCATCTCAATCATATCACCTGGATGGCCTAGCCCGTAACCTTCTTTGAAGCCAAGAGAGTAAGCTCGATACGCCTGAAGCAACGCCTCGTCGCTTAACTCTCCAAAAAGGGTAGTCGGGAATTGCTTAATAATGATTTCGTCTAAGTTAATTTTCTTTGTCACTTTGAATGTCCTCAAAAGGTCGCAACATCGTCATCAGTTCACCTATCTGATATCCGGTCGCATACGCTCGTTTTATGTCGTTAATCGTAAAATCACCACCAATGGCGGCAATGTCACTAGCGTACTTTTCAACTAATTCCTCTAGCGTCATGTTCTTCATTTCTGCTCCATGTATACACCAGGACCACAGAGCATATTTACCTGAACCGAAGCGCAATCAAGTACCTGCTCAAGTAGGATCTTAGCGATAGTCTCAGGGCGCTCGTTATAGTGCTGGTCAACTAACGCTCTTATGTCAGGCCGAGAATCATACTGATACACAAAATCGTCGTTTTCCTTAATATGTAAAATTACTTGCCACTTACCATCATTGACAATGTGTGTGCTGTAAATCGTCATAGTATTACCTCGATAAGTTCAGGATTTAGATCGGATTGTGGAACTGCCCAATATGGATAGGCAAGTTTTTTGCCGTCTTTATCGGTATCAATCCTATAGCAACTCTGCTTGCAATCTTTACCGTACATCCACCCAATTATCTTAGTGTTGGGATATATGCCGACTACAAAATAAAACTTTGCGTCATCCTTATCCTTTAATCGTATCGGCATTTTAGCTTTTGGATTGGTGCTGCTACGAACCTCTACATTAGCACCAACATCAGCTATGCCACGGTCGGGACTACTCATGTTGCAGTACATTCCCAACGCCTTAGCTACGGTCGCCTCTGCTATAGCGCCATGAATATGAGTAACAAACTCATCACGCATCTCATAGCTCGGAAGGTTACTAGCCTTCCGTTGAATGGCTCTAAATTGCCGCTGTAAGCCAGCCACAGCAGCGTTAAATGCTTCTCCATAGTCTAGTTTCATAGTCGTCTCCAAGTAGTTAAAATGGGATATCGTCTACGTCATCGGCTACCGATTTAACAACTGCGGCAACCTTGGGATGTAAAGGACGTGTATCAACGTGTGGTACAGGTTCGCTAAACTCTTTATGTGCCCAATCTTGTGCCTGTCTGAGTAGGTCTATCAACGCTGCCACATCCCCAGGGAAAAGGGTTTTTGTCTCTTTGTATTCAGTACTGTCTTTAGGTTTGTAGCTTTTGCGGATCGTGAACGACACCCCGCCGTTGTTTGTCGGCCATGCAGCCACGTCCAATCCCTTTGTAAACCATTTCTTCAGAGGACCACCCATATATCTCCTTGCTATAACTTGTTACGATGTGTAGTAACTTGTACTAAAGTTGATTTCGCTGCAAGGACTAAAATGAATGATGTAGAAAATTATTTAACGATGGACGAACTGATGAAATATCTGAAGGTCAGTCGGGTATCAATCCAGCGATACATGATTAAAGGGATGCCCAGTGTGAAACTTGGTGGGCTTAGAAGATTCAAAATAAGCGAAGTAGAAAACTGGCTTAGAAACAGCAAGAAATAAAAAAACCACTCGAGAGCTTGGCGGCAAAGAGTGGCTTTTGAACTGTTGAAGAGATCGCTCTCTCTATTATGAAAAATAAAATACCACCCCAAAAACCTTTTTTCAAGTCCATTAAACGTGACCTTTGCTTTGGTCATCTTGAGGCTAATTTCCTAGCTTATATATCCGAGTTTGAGGAACAGGGCTTAACCTGTTTTGCCTCTCGCAAGCATATATCCACGGAATTACTAATTAGTGAAACAAGAGTTCAAGATGTGATCAAAAGGCTGGTAAAAGCTGGCGCTGTCTTCATCGAATATCGGGGTTTGAAGAGGGTACTTCATACCAATCCAGACCGTCACAAAGGGATCGGAATCCAACCAGTAGGGGATCGGATTCCACCCCCTAGGGGATCGGAATCCAATCAGCAAAGGGATCGGAATCCAATCAATACAAAGATCCATATACAAAGATCTAACTACAAAGATAATTTACAAAGAACAGAAACCTCCCCTAGTTCAGAAAAACTTAATGGAGTTGCTGAGAGGTTCGGATTGAAGAAGAGGTTTTAAGCTGATACCTTGATTGAGTCATGGTCATCCATGTCTCCAACAAAATCCAGCTAGTCCCTGGATTTTAACCGCACCCAGTTTAGTCGCTGAGTGCGGTATTTTTTTGGCTCCAGCGGTAGGAGTCGCACCTACATATCTCAACTTAACAGGTTGATCCTTTACTATTAAGGTACGCTGGAAAATTAACTAATCCTCGTCTTCTAAAACCTCATATAACCAGAGTGCTCCATCGAGTCTTGCCCTGTCGTAATCTGTGTTGCTTTTCTCAGCTTTCCACAAAAGCCGGTCCAGCCTAGAAGCTAAGATGCCTCTTATAGCCTCTATACCGGCCGTGTAAGCCTTTTTTTCCTTCATGGCTATCCGACTATCGGGTATCCGATTATCGTGCCTTAAAACGTATCCTAGGGCTTGCTCGTTAATTAGCTTATTCGTCGTCATGTTGTATGTCTCCATCGGTATGGTCGTGTATATCCCCATCGTAGTACGTCCAGTTGGTCAAAGCTTCCTCGACAGCATCGATCAAAACTTTATCCTCATTGGCTGCGACCTTCATGAAATCCTCAAAAAGGTCTAATCGTACTTGAGTGGTCCACCTGCGATAACCAGGTCTAGGGGCATCTGGTTTACGCAAGGGCTTTTTAATTTTAGGTATTTCAACTCTAAGCCTTCTCATGTGGCACCTTCTCAACGACGCAGGATTGCAACCGTTGGAGTCTAATCGGGCACGTCCAAACACCTAATGCCTCGCTATACTCACAACTATGTTGTTTTAGATACTCTGCTGCTGGTCCCTGTTGCTCCTCTGAGAGTGTCCGAATATCGTAGATCGTTCGTTCGATTCTAGATTTCTTAGTTTCTTTAGTAGCTACTGGCTCAGATTTAGGTTTGATCTCAGGTTGTTTACTAGCTCTGTTACCATCGTCATCCTCTGGGGCTATGCCGCATATCGCCATAAGGCTATACCGTCTAGCGTAGGTGAGTGC